GAATAGACCCTGACGAACGTTTTGCTAAAGGTGAAACTGTCCTTAATATGATAGATTAACATTTAATAACTTTTGATATGAAACCACGTAAGAAGATAGATAATGAAAAATATACTGACGAGGAGCTTAAACAAGCTCTTATCAAAGCTAATGGACAACCTACTAAAGCTGCCGAAATACTTGGTGTTACCTATCCATCTGTATATGGGCGTATTCGTAAAAATCCTGAATTGGAAATGGTACAAAAAGCCTACCGAGCACGCACATTCAATGATGTATCAAACTTGGTATCTGTCGTTGCTATTATGGGTGTTATTCGTGAGCCTCTTACTGATGAAGATGGTACTGTAATACCTAATCAATTCCGTGAAGTGCCAGTTGATTACCGTACTCGTATGACAGCCATGCAAACAGTACTATCTACTTTCAAAACAGACGACGGTATAAAAGAGGAAGTTTCTGTACAAGGCAGCATAGACATTGCCCAATGGCTCAAGAACAACAACAAGAACAATGATTAAGACCCAACCTGTATATGATCCTTTGTACTTGAACAAAGATAAGTTCATCATCATCCTTTCAGGAGGAAGGGGGTCGGGCAAGTCGTACAACGCCTCTACCTTCTTAGAACGCTTATCTTTTGAAGCAGGGCATAAGATCCTTTTCAGCCGTTACACTATGGTATCAGCTCATAGCTCTATTATTCCTGAGTTTGAGGAAAAGATAGAAGCAGAAGGGACACAAGCCTATTTCAGTATCACCAAAACAGCTATCAAAAACACCTTTTCAGGCTCTGAAATTCTCTTTAAAGGGATTAAGACCTCATCAGGTAACCAAACGGCTAACCTTAAATCATTACATGGTATTACTACTTTCGTAGGTGATGAAATGGAAGAATGGCTATCAGAGGAGGATTATGAGAAACTAATCCTTTCTATTCGTCAAAAGGGGGTGCAATTACGGGTTATCCTTATTCTGAACCCCTCCAATGCCGAGCATTTCATTTATAAGAAGTACATTGAAAAAACGCATAAAATAGTAAAGATTGACGGAGTAGAGGTGCAAATATCCACTCATCCTGATGTATTGCACATTCACACTACCTACTTTGATAATATAGAAAACCTCAATGAGCAGTTT